AAAAATTGAAGTATAATAGCCCTGAGAAATGGGATTATACGAAAAATCTAAAACAATACCTGGTAAAATATCCAACAAGTAATTATCATTTCTTTGATGCCATGCAGGAATTAAAAGACAGAGGCATAAAAAAAGGCGTACTTATACCGGCAAACCCGAAAAAAGCATATGTATTGTCAGATACGGGAAGAGATGGCAATCACATTTTGAAGCGTATGGTAGAACGAAATATAACAGACGATGAGCTTCGGTCATATGTTGATACTGCCAATGCAATGTTCGTCCAATGGGGTGGCAAACGGCAATTTTTTGTAGGGGAAAAAGGTATGGCCGTAATTAAGCGAAATGAAAATGACGAGTGGATATTTAAAACGGGATGGAAAAAAGAGGATTTTGATAACGAAACAGAATTGATATTGGAGGTGCTGAAAAAGAATGGCATATGAATTAGATCATGAAGCAGATCGATATTGCCCTGTATATAAGCGAATAATTGATGCGGATTTATGTTATGATTCGCTTATGTGCCTGAACCGCACATTCAAAATTTCATCTACAAAGGAACTTGCCGAATTAAAGGACATTGATGCAGCGCGCAAAGTATGCGCAGAATGCCCATACAGCGAATTGTGAGGTGATATTATGGCAAAAGATATGGACATAATAGTAAAGCTGCTGATCGCTATACGGGAATCGGAAAAATAGCCGGTATTCGATCCCAAATGCGTCGGAGAGCGGGCCGTTGGAACGGACGGGCAGAACCGGGACACGCTGGCGATAAAGCTTAAAAACGAGGGGTACATAACGGGGCTGATAACTACAGAGGACACGGACAATGTAAAGCTACATAAAGTGTTATGGGAGCATTCAAGGCCTGCCGTTACGCTGGCCGGGATAGAATACATGAGCGAAAACAGAGCGTTCAAAAAAGCGCTGGGGGCTATGCTGAAAGCCGGAGAAAGCGCCGCGGCGGCTGCGCTGAGCGCGGCGATGGGGAGGTATTTATGAGCGTACGCCTGGTAGACAACAGCGGCCAGATTCTGGGACTGCTGGATGCGGCAAAGGCACGAGCGTTGGAGCGCTGCGGCCTGCAGGGCGAGGGCTACGCCAAAGATCTTGCGCCGGTGGCCACAGGCAACCTGAGAAACGGGATCAGCCACAAGACGGACGAGGACAGCGCGTACATCGGCTCCAACACGCATTGCGCAGAGTATGTGGAGCTGGGGACCGGGAAATTTGCACAGGGAGGCGGGCGGCCCACGCCCTGGGTATATCAGGACGGGGAGGGGAACTGGCACAGGACGGAAGGGCAGGAGGCCCAGCCCTTCATCAAGCCCGCCGTAGCAAACCACAAGAGCACATATCGGAATATCATTAGAGACGAGCTGGGAGAAGCATAATCTAATATTTTCCACAAGGAATCTGTAAATTTTACAGGTTCCTTTTTTGTTGGTAAAACCCGCGAGGAACTGCGGTTTTTATAAAAATCGAATGGCGAAGAACTGCCACCGAGGAAAAGGAGATTAAAGAAACCATGGCATTTACGAGAAAATTTTTGAAGTCGATGGGCATTGACGAGGAAAAGATTGATGCAATTATCGACGAGCACACCTCCGTTGTCGAGCCATTGAAAGCATACAAGGCGGACGCGGACAAGTTGGCCGAAGTACAAAAGAGACTGGAAAAGGCCGAGGAGGATCTGGAGGCTGCGAAGAAAGACAGCTGGAAGGACAAATACGACACTGTCAAGAAGGAATTTGACGAGTACAAGGAGGAGCAGGGCCGGAAGGAGACACGCGCAGCCAAGGAGAGGGCCTGCCGGGCGCTGCTCAAGGAGGCGGGAATCGCCGAGAAGTATCTGGACAAGGTGCTCAAGGTATACGGCGTGGACGAGGTGGAGCTGGATGAAAAAGGCAAAATAAAGGACGCAGATGAGCGGGCGGCGGCTGTAAAATCCGAATTTGACAGCTTTATCCAGATGACCCAAACCCGCGGCGCGGAGACTTCCAAACCGCCTGCCAACACGGGGGGCATTCCGGAAACAAAATCACTTGCGGACGCCCTGAGAGACAAATACACACAAAAATGAAAGGATGATTTAACAAATGGCAATTACTCTTGCAGAAGCAAAGGTCGGCATGGCCGACAAGGTAGACCAGCAGGTCATAGACACTTTCCGCAGAAGCTCCCTTCTGCTGGACCGGCTTACTTTTGACAACGCCATATCCCCAGGCACCGGCGGCTCCACGCTGGCTTACGGCTATATCCAGCTCAAAACCCCCAGCACCGCAGGCGTCAGGACCATAAACAGCGAATACACGGCCAGTGAAGCAAAAAAGGAGAAAAAGGTCACCAACGCCATTATCATGGGCGGCTCCTTTGAAGTGGACCGTGTGCTGCAGAACACCAGCGGCGCGGTGGACGAGCTGGCTTTTCAGGCCGAGCAGAAAATCAAGGCAACGTCAAACTATTTCCACAATCTTGTAATTAACGGCACTTCCGCCGCAAGCGGCGCGGGGTACGTGCCAAACACCTTTGACGGCCTCAAAAAGCTGCTTTCCGGCACCTCAAGTGAAGTGACCAGCGCGGTATCCCTTACCTCCGCCGCGGAGATGGACAGCAATTACAACGCTTTTCTGGACGAGGTGGACGGCTTCCTTTCCGTACTCGACGGAACGCCCACAATGATGCTGATGAACACCGCCATGCTCACGAAAATGCGCGGAATCGCCCGCAGAGCGGGCTATTACGGGCAGAGCAGGGACGAATTCGGGCGAACCGTGGAAACCTATAACGGGATCGCCATGATGGACCTTGGAAAATACTATGACGGGACCACAAAGGATGTCATAGGCACGAGCAGTCCCAGCAGCGGCGCGGCGGGGACTACCGAGATATATGCGGTAACCCTGGGCCTTGACGCATTGCACGGCATTTCACCCACCGGCACCGGCGTTATAAGCAGCTACATGCCCGACCTGAGCGCCCCCGGCGCGGTAAAGAAGGGCGAGGTTGAGCTTGTGGCCGGAATCGCGCTGAAAAATACCCTGAAAGCCGCTGTGCTCAAGGGAATTGCCATCGCGCCCAAAACCGGAGGCTGATAAGGGGGCGGCAGCGTGATGCTGGAAGAAATACTGAGAAGTATACGGAATTTCTTTGTCCTGCCGGGCGGGATATACACGGACAGCTTCACTGTTGAAAACGGCAGCATTACGCTGCCGTTTCTGGCGGCGGGGCAGCATTTCAGAATCATCGGCTCGGTATTCAACGACGGGGTATATAAATACCCCGTCGCGGGGCTGCAGGACGAGCGCTTCGCGGGAAGCATATGGGCGCTGGCGATTCCACCGGATTTTTTGAAGTTGGCCGGAGAGATCGAGCAGTGGCAGGAGAAAAACGGTGACGCGGGCCCATACCAGTCCGAGAGCTTTGCAGGATACAGCTACACCAGAGCCACAGGGAAAGACGGGCAGGTGCTCACATGGCAGGACGCATTCAGGAAACGCCTGAACGTATACAGAAAGATTTGAGGTGCAAGCGGCATGAGCCTGATTGATGAAAATATGATGCCCTGCGTGAAAATGGTATGGGAACAGCGACCGGACGACGAGAGCGGACTGGTAAACAGCTATGTTGAGGGCGCACTGTTCGAGGCGGCTGTGGTGCTGGATACCTCAACGGAGGCCCGCGTCGCCCAGCAGCAGGGACTTGAGAGCGTGTACACGGTGCTCACAAGACGAAAGGACGCGCTGACATACAGGGAAATTTTCATGCGTCTGGCGGACGGCGCGTATTTCCGCGTGACCTCAGAGGCGAAGGAAAAGC